ATGAAAAATGAGCGAACTGTGGAGCAGCTGCTGAACAAGTATCTGCGCAAGGATGAGGTTGTGTGCTGGGAAGGAGTAACTGCCCCCTTCGCCCTGTTGGAAAAAGATGCAAAGGCTAAGATTCTGGGCCTGTGGATTGGTACGGTTGCTGTGGCTGCCGCATTTTTGGCACTGTATCTGAAAAATAATGCAGATAAGGCAAATGCAGGAACAGGTATTATTGTGTTGGGGGTCGTGGCTGCACTGTGCCTGCTGAATGCGTTCCAGCGTAACAGCCTGCTGAAGCAGAAGTACTGGATTACCGATCAGCGTGCAATTCTGATGACCAGTGACAAGGCGTTTTTTTCCATGGAACTGGAGCATTTGGATGCGTATCAGGTACTGACTGGTAAGACGCAGTATGGCACGTTGGTGCTGGGCAGCAAACTGTTCGAGGAAGGCGATAAGCAGATGCGCTGGCGCGGCTGTCATCCTCTGCTGGATGAAGAGCAGGCTTCCAACGTGGAGGATATCCCTGGCTTGCTGTTCTTCAATGTGGAGAATGTGGCCGAGGCAGAACAGTATCTGAAACAGTGGGCAGTGAAGAGCAAGGCTGCTTAAAAACATTAAAACATTATATATAAGCATTGCGCTGCGGGAGACCGCGGCGCAAATTTTTTTGAAAAAGTTTTTTGAGATTGCACGGAGACGTGCAATCTTTTTACGTTGGAGAGGGAGAAATAGAGGATAAATGGAGGAGACGGAGAGATGAAAGAGGATGGAAAGTTTTGCCGGGCCTTTCTGCGGACAATGGATCCGGAACAGGCGGCAGAGGCTGCTAAAAGAAAGGACGGGTTTTCTCTGTTGGGGCAAAAGACTATACAGGCGAGACTGGAAGAAATGCGGGGAAATGTAGCCGGACAGATCCGGAGAGAGGATGTGATACGGAAACTGGCGCAGTTGGCCTTCGGCAGCGCGGCAGATGCGATCCGGTTGGCATTGGCACCGGGACAAGTAGAACCGGAAAAAATGGATTTGTCGGCTGTGGCGGAATTCAAGGTGACAGATAAAGGGGTAGAGATGAAGCTGGTGGATCGGGTGCGGGCTTTGGAAAGCCTGTACAACCTGCTGGAGAGCAGCGATGAGGGCGGCGCAGACGAACTGTACCGGGCACTGGAGGATGCCGCAGACCAGATGGAAGGCCGATGGAACGATGGCTGAAAAAATCCGGTTTTCGCCCAAGCAACTGAAAGTGTTGACCTGGTGGCAGAGAAATGAGTGGGAGACCATCATTTGTGACGGAGCGGTGCGAAGTGGAAAAACATTTGCCATGGGTGTGTCATTTTTCTTGTGGGCAATGCGCAGATTTGACGGAAAACAGTTTGGACTCTGCGGAAAAACAATCGGCTCTCTGCGTCGCAATTTACTGGCGGAACTCACTCCGTATCTGCGGAAGTTAGGAATGAATGTACGGGAACGCAGATCGGAAAATCTGCTGATTGTACGGTATCGGGGAAAGGAAAACCGGTTTTTACTGTTTGGAGGACGGGACGAATCCAGTGCGGCGCTGATTCAGGGCAGTACATTGGCAGGAGTGCTTCTGGATGAAACGGCGCTGATGCCCCGTTCTTTTGTGGAGCAGGCCATTGCACGATGCAGTGTGCCGGGGAGCCGGTTGTGGTTCAACTGTAATCCGGAGGGACCGGGGCACTGGTTCTATCAGGAGTGGATTCAAAAGGCAGACGAGCGGCGGGCGCTGCGGCTCCACTTTACCATGGAGGACAACCCATCCCTCACGCCGAGGATTCGTGCCCGATATCAAAGAGCCTATTCCGGCGTATTCTACCGGAGATTTGTGTTGGGGGAATGGACGGCGGCCCAAGGGTTGGTTTATGACTTTTTTGATCCGGAGCGGGATGCGACGGAGGTACCGGAGGGGAACTTTGAGGAATGGAGAGTCTCGATTGACTATGGGACGGCCAATCCGGCTTCCTTTGGGCTGTGGGGCAAACAGCGGGGCGTCTGGTATCGGACGGCGGAGTATTACTACGACTCCAGAAAAGCGGGACGGCAGAAAACAGATGCAGAGTATGCGGACGACCTGCAAAAGCTGGTGGGAGAGCGGAACATTCAAAAGATATTGGTGGATCCATCCGCGGCCAGCTTTATTGAAGTGTTGCGCAGGAGAGGATTTCGGGTGGAGCGGGCAGATAACTCCGTGGCAGACGGGATTCGCGTGACAGCGGATTTGCTGAGGGAACGGAGGATTGTGCTTTGCCGCCCCTGTACGGACTGTTTGAGAGAAATTCAGCTTTATCGGTGGGATGAACGGGGAACGAAAGATGCGCCCCGAAAAGAACATGACCATGCCATGGATGAAATGCGGTATTTTGCCATGGACATTGCTGCGGAAGATGACGGCGGCGGATTTGCAGCAGTGGTCGTGGAAAGAAATGCGGCAGACAGGAAGGAGATTTGGTTTTGAAGTGGTTCGAAAAACAGAAGACAACTGCGATTGCGGCACAGCTGCGCAGCAGTAAGCAGCATCCCTTTGGAATGCTGCGGGACTATGTGCCGCTGCACAGCGGGGAAACGCGACTGTATCGGGCGGTGCGGGAAGCGGTGCCGGTAGTGGATGCGGCCATCTACAAGCTGGTGCGTATGACCGGCGGCGTAACGGCTGTATGCACCAACCAGACAGCGGAAGCAGAACTGAAAGAGTTTTTGAGAACGGTGCCTGCCGGCAGAGGACAGTATGGCATCAATGCGTTTCTCGATATGTATCTGGATTCGCTGATCACCTGCGGACGGGCCGTGGGTGAGATCGTGCCGGTAAGGGGCAATCGGGATGTGGCGGCACTGCTGTGCGGCAGAGTCGAGGATGTCGAGATCAAAGAAGGAGACAGTCCACTGGAGTTTACGCTGTGCGGCGTGGATGAAACCGGACAGATTAGCCCGCTGCCCTATCAGGACCTGCTGCTGTTTACCCCGTTCAATGCGGAAGCGGACAATCCCTACGGCGTGTCGCTGCTGCGGTCACTGCCGTTTATGTCAGACATTCTAATGAAGATTTATCACACCATCGGCGTGAACTGGGAGCGCTGCGGAAACGTGCGTTTTGCGGTTACCTGCAAGGGAGGAGAAGGCGTTAACGCGGCTGAGCGGGGCAGAGTGCTGGCAGAGGAATGGTCCCGTGCCATGCGGGAGTCCGGCGACAGTGTGAGAGACTTTGTGGCGGTAGGCGACGTGGGGATCCGTGTCATCGGCGGTGACAGCCCTATTCTGGACAGCGAGGTGCCAGTGCGTCAGATTCTGGAGCAGATCGTGGCAAAGACCGGCATTCCACCCTTTATGCTGGGCCTGAGCTGGAGCTCCACGGAGCGAATGAGCACTCAACAGGCGGACTTGCTGACCACCGAGATCACGGCCATCCGCCGCAGTCTGACACCGGTGGTGGAGCGGATCTGCCGCCTGTGGCTGCGGATGCATGGCTACACCTGCCGCTTTGAAGTGGTTTGGGATGACATCAATCTGCAGGATCAGCTGGAAGAGGCCAGAGCGGAACTTTACCGTGAACAGGCGAGAAAACTGAAGATCGAAAACGACAAGGCAGAAATGCAGTGAGGGGGAAGTACATGGAGATTCGGGAAGAATTGGAATACATCAACCGTTTTGCCAAGGCGGAACTGACAGCAGATCAGGTATATGCGTTCAGCGTACGCCTGTGCGACAACGAGGTGGATCGGGATTTCGAACGATTTGATACACCGGCACTGGAGAGGTTGGGCGAGCTGTTTCTGGGCAAAAGCGGTATCTTTGACCATCAGTGGTCAGCCAAGGGCCAGACGGCACGCATTTACCGTACCGAAGTGGTGCATGAGCCTGCCATGGTGACGGCTGCGGGCGACGGCTATTGCTGGCTCAAGGGCTGGGCCTATCTGATGCGTACGGAGAAAAATGCCGATCTCATCACCGAGATCGAGGGCGGCATCAAGAAGGAAGTGAGCGTGGGATGCAGCGTGGCGAAGCGCAGTTGCTCTGTCTGCGGAGCGGAGAGCGGTACCTGCCATCATGTGCCCGGCCAGATGTACGGTGAGCAGTTGTGCTTTACGGAACTGAAGGAGCCTGCGGACGCATACGAGTGGTCCTTTGTGGCGGTTCCCGCCCAGCGTAATGCGGGCGTGATGAAGCGCTTTGCGGAAAAAGCGGGCGGCGAGGCACTGCTGGAGAAACAGGCGGCACTGGGCAGAAAGTATCTCAAAGAACTGCGTCGGGAAGTGGTGTGTCTTGCCATGCTGGCAGACGATGGTCTGGACGGCAGTGTATTTGCCCGCGCGGCAGAACGCATGGAAGAGCCGGAGTTGCTGGAACTGAAACGAGCCTATGAAGGTCAGGCGGCAAAGCGATTTCCGGCAGCTCCGCAGTTGCGGCGAAAGGACGCGGTGCAGCAGCGGGGCGATGAAACAGTGTTCCTTGTCTGACAGGGACAGACATATTTGAAGGAGGAAGCATATGAAGATTTCTTTTGAGGGCATTGGTCAGTGGGCAGCGACCTTTGCTTGCGGCGACGATGTGGCAGAAGGTCAGGTCGTGAAGGTCAGCGGCAATGGTGCGGTGGGCACCTGCGCAGCCGGTGACGCTTTCTGCGGCGTGGCTGCTGCAGTTGGCAGCGACAAGGCTGCCTGCGCTGTGGTGATGGGCGGCATGGTGACCGTTTCCTACTCCGGCAGCGAGCCTGCTCTGGGTTGGAGCGGTCTGAGCGCAGACGGTGTCGGCGGCGTCAAAGCCGATACGGCTGGTCAGAAGTATGTGGTGGCAGATGTGGATGCCACCGGCAAGACGGTTACCTTTGCACTGTAAGGAGGAGAAGAGACATGGCTTATCATTTTGAAAACGTAAAGCTGGAAAAGGGCATGTATGGCCGCAGCGGCCGAACCTTCAGCCAGACTCTGGAGGAACTGGATCCCAGCGAACACTATCGCGGAACGGCGCTGGAAGGTCTGGACGCCTTCCAGCGTCAGCTGAAGCGCTTTGATATCAAGGTTAAGGGCGCAGGCTCTGATATGGTGGAGAAATTTTTCCACACCAGCGAGTCTTCCGTCCTGTTCCCTGAGTTTGTTTCCCGCATTGTCCGTCAGGGCATGGAGGAGGAGAACATCCTCTCCGACATTACCGCGACTGTGACCCGCTTTGACGGCATGGACTATCGTTCCATTGCCTCTGTCCCCAACGAGGAGGACAAGAAACTGCTGCGTGTGGAGGAGGGTGCTGAGATCCCTCAGACCATGATTCGCACTCAGGAGAATCTGGTGCGGCTGCACAAGCGCGGCCGTATGCTGGTGGCTCCCTATGAGGCCATCCGCTTCCAGAGACTGGATCTGTTTTCTGTGACCCTGCGCCAGATCGGCGCCTACATCGGCCGTATGCATCTGGAGGACGCCATCAGCGTGCTGTGTGACGGCGACGGCAACAACAACGCCGCCGAGGTGTTCAAGGTCGGCACCGATCCCATCTCCGGTACTGCAGGCACTCTGGATTATGATGCGCTGGTGGATTTCTGGGCACAGTTTGACCCCTACACCATGAACACCATGCTGGTGAGCAACGATGTGATGCTGTCTCTACTGAAGATGCCCGAGTTCCAGAATCCCATGACCGGCCTCAACTTCCAGGGTACCGGCAACCTGACCAGCCCTCTGGGCGCCAAGCTGCTGCGCACCTCTGCCATGCCTGCCGGCACGCTGATCGGTCTGGACAAGAACTATGCGCTGGAGCAGATCTGTGGTAGTGAGGTCACTGTAGAGTACGACAAGTTGATCGATCGTCAGCTGGAGCGTGCCGCCATTACTTCGATTTCCGGCTTTGCCAAGCTGTTTGGCGATGCGTCCAAGGTTCTGACTGTCTAAGAAAGACCTCTGGAACGGGCGGGAGGCGGGTTTTACCGGACAGGAGGAATGAGACCATGACAGAACAGATTTTTGCGATGGCCTGCGGAATCGCGGGCGCGGCGGCGGAAGATCCTTTGATGCATACTCTCTGCGCAGCTGCGGAAACAGCGTGGACAAACCGTTTGAGAAACGGGGTCAGCGTAGAGGACTGCGCCGAGGCATTCTGCTGCGCGGCAGCATTCACTGCGGCGGCAGACTATGCGCTGGGGGCGGAGAGCAACGGCGTCTCCGGCTTTTCCGCGGGAACCGTGTCTGTGCAGCTGTGCCGCGGAAGTGAACGAAAAGAACTGGCGCTGGCACTTCGCCAGACGGCGGAGCGACTGATGATGCCCTACGCGGAGGCGGCGGATTTCTGCTTCAAAGGGGTGAGGGCATGACGGACTGGATGGGCGTGATTCTCAAGCGCCACGGACAGACTGCCGCAGTGGTGACAACAGAGGGAGAAGAGATGTTAAAGGCATTCATCCAGCCTGTGACCGAGAAAAGCGAGCGAGTGTCGGGGAATGTTTCGGAACTGGGATATCTGGATGAGCGGTTGTGGCTGTATCTGGGAAAACGGGAGATAAAACCGGAGGAGAGCCTGCGCTGGAATGGAATGGAGTTTCAAGTGCGAAGCAGCCGGCCCTATTATATCGGCGGCGTGCTGATGTACTGGTGGGCGGCGCTGGAACCGGCGAAGGAGGCAGCGGGATGAAGGAACTGACACAGGTGCGTGACGCCGTAGCGGCTGCATTGAATGAGGCTGGCTTGACAGCCGTAGTTGCCTATCCCGATGAGCGGATGAAAAAGTACAGCGGCCCTGTGGCGGCTGTGGCGGTCGGTGCGGCAGAGGGGAAGACGGTCGGGTTCTGCAACTATCTGGGCGAGGTTTATGACGATGCCGCCGGAACGGTACAGGAACTCTACGGAAAACTGCTGGAGGGAGATATCTCTGTCAGTATTCGCGCGGAACGGGCGGCAGACTGTGAACGAGGCTGCGAGAGCGCGGCGGAAGTGCTTTTGAGCGGGCTGCCGGAGGGGATCCGCCCCGGGGAACTGAAGTGGGAAGCGTTGAAATGGGAACGCAGCACCGGTATGTTCCTTCGGCAGGGGAAACTGCGCTGTCAGGCAGTCTTCACTGCCCGTACGCAGGAGGATGGAGAAGTCTTTCTGGACTTTATTTTGAAAGGAGTCATGCAGGCTTGAGCGAGAGCAGACATGAACGGCCGGGCGTTTACTCGGCTTATGACGCCTCCAGGGTGGTATCCGCCGGACGAGGCAGAAAAATCATCGGTGTGGCGGCAAAGGCAGTCCGCGGTACCGTGGGAGAAGTTGTGACGCTGACCGGCTATACTGCCGGTGTGGCGGCATTTGGTGAGGATACAATGGCGGGGATGAGTACGCTTCTGCGGCTGCTGTTTTTGAACGGTGCGGCACAGGTGGAAGCAGTGCGCGTGGCTGACAGCGGCACCACGGCGGACTATGAGGCTGCATTTGCCGCGCTGGGCAAGCGAGAGGTACAGATCGTGGTGTGCGACAGCAGTGAACTGGAAGTGCAGCAGGCGCTGCGCAGCGCTGTGGAGGAGGCCTCTGAACAGAGAAAGGAACGGATTGCAGTAGTGGGCAGCAGCGGTGAAAGTGCTGCGCAGCTGGTGAGCCGTGCCGCGGCGCTGAACTGCGAACGCATGGTGCTGGTTGGCCCTGATGTGCTGGACAGCAGCGGTGAGGTGCTCTCGGGCGTGTTTGCCGCGGCGGCGGTTGCCGGCGTGATTGCGGACAGTTTCGATCCTGCGGTTCCCCTGAACGGCGCGGAACTGAAAGGCCTGGGCGGCGTAAACGAGGAATACAGCGACAATGACATTGATCTGTTGGCGCGGGGCGGCGTCACCCCGCTGGAGTGCGTTAGCGGCGTGATCTCTGCGGTGCGCGGCATCACAACCCGCACCACCACCGGCGGCGCACAGGACACTACATGGCGGGAACTGACCACCATCCTGATCGTGGATGATATCATTCCGGCAGTGAGAAGTGCTCTGCGCAGCAAGTTCGCAAGAACCAAAAATACCGTACGAACCCGAAGCGCCATCCGCTCTCAGGTGATCGTGGAACTGGAGAAGAAGTTGGCTGCGGAAACCATCGACAGCTATGACGATGTGGCGGTCACGGCGGATGCGGACGATCCCACCGTGTGTCTGGTGGAGTTTGGCTTTACGGTAGCGCACGGTTTGAACCAGATCTATCTGACTGTGCACATCAGTGTGTAACGGGGAAAGGGAGAGATAAATGGGCGCAAAAGGATTTCCCACCAGTTCCGATATCTATCTGGAACTGGATGGCAAAAAAGTGGCTGTTGTACAGGGATACACGGCTAAGGCAAGCAAGTCCTCCAGAATTGTGGAGGCCTTTGGTGAGAGTGAGCCGGTGGCTACCATCGAGGGGCAGCGCAAGTATACGCTGGAACTGACCCGTCTGTACGCTACGGATGACGCCGTATCTGACGGTATCAATTTCTACGATTTGAAGGACTTTTCTCTGGTGATCTGCAAGCCTGACCGCAAAATCATTTACAGCGGCTGCGAGTGGAATGTCATTGAGGAGGAAGGTCAGCTCAACGCCATGGTGGCGGAAAAGGTTTCCGTGGTGGCGGCCAAGCGGATCGAGACCGGCGTATGAAACCGGTGGAGGAACTGCGGGGCCTGACGGCAGGTCGGCTGCTGGAGATTTGGCGAGAAAGCGGCGGACAGACGGAGGATCCGCTGGAACGGGCGCTCCTGAGCAATGCGGCTGTATTGGCGGAGTGCTGTTTTACACAGGGAGAGACCGTATTTGAGAATGCCGAGGATGTGCTGAGGGAATTGACCACGAAAGAGATGGAGCATCTGCTGCGACGTTTGTCAGACGGCGGCAGGCAGCAGGTGAATCCGTCCTTTGATGAGGAACGGTTTCGGGCACTGTTGGAGGGATAAGCATGGATTACATACAGGAAGAACTCCTGCGGCAGAGGAAAGCACTGGCGGCTTTGATGGTGGGGCCCCGACGTAAGGATACAGAACCGGATGATCCCACGGAGAAAGAGCACGAGGGCGGAAAGAGAAAAAACGGTGTGTGGCAGAAGAACCGGAAGATGACTGTGGCGGGGGAAAGCGGCGTTGACTGGCTGCCGGAGTCGATGCGGTATGCGGGGGTTACGGCGAGTACGGAAGAGAACAGTGGAGTGCTGGTGGTGAATGGTTCGGTTTCTTCTGTGTCGCTGCGGGATGCGCAGGAACTTTCCCGCGCCATCCAGCGGGACGCCCGCAGATATGACGGCGGATTCAGCCTGTACTGAGAGGAGGAAGCGGCGTGCGTTTAGCGCCAATGCGATACAAGGACTATACATGGCCTCACAATCCGGAGGTGTATGTTGTGGAGCACCAGCGCCGGATGGCGGTTCATCCGGTGCCTTACGGGCGGTGCGTCGTGCAGGATCTGGGCAGTACCTACCGGATCCTGCGGGGCGAGGGCGTTTTCGCCGGGGAAAATGCCTACGAACAGTTTCAGGAACTGGTGGAAGTATTCCGGCAGGAGGGAGCGGGAATTCTGGTACATCCGGTCTGGCAGGCGGAAAATGCCTGGTTTGTGGAACTGACCGTCACGGAGGAGCCGCTGCCGGACTATGTGAAATATCAATTCGTTTTCTGGGAGGAATGGGGCGGCTATGACGGCAGTCTGACTGAAAACGACGACGGCGGTACAGCACCCTGGACAGGAGGCCGGAACCGGAACACTGCGGCGGATGAGCCGGCTGCGGTGGTGTACATCGTAAAGAAAGGAGACACCCTGTGGGGGATTGCCAGACGGTACGGCGTGGCATTGACTGCGCTGATTGCAGCCAATCCGCAGATCAAGAATCCGAATCTGATCTATCCCGGCGACAGGGTAACCATTCCATGACAGGACGTATTTTTACCAGCGACCATCATGTTTACGATCTGCCGGCACTGCTGGAGTGGAATGTAGTACATACCGGAACAGTGCCCTGTGACAGTTACTCTGTGACCTTTCTGTATCAGAAGGAAATGGCGGAGGTGCTCCATCTGGCCGCGGGATTTGCGGCCATTGAGAAGGGAGAGACTATGCTGCGGGGTATTGTGGATGAGTACACCGTGGAACTGGGCAGCAGCGGCATGACGGCCACCGTATCCGGACGGGGATATGCAGCCCGTCTGTTGGACAACGAGTCCAGACCGGTTACCTATCAGGCTGCCACGCTGGAGGAGATCGTCCGCTGCCATGTGACGCCCTACGGCCTTACCTGCGGGGAGGTGGCCGATGTAAGGGCGGATTCGGTTTACACGGTGGCGGCGGGAATAAGTCAGTGGAAGGCTCTGGAAAATTTCTGCAGGACATATGGCGGATTCTCGCCTCGTTTTGCAAGAGATGGAAAACTGATGGCGGCGCCGGAGCAGGTAACGGGACGGTATCTCATCATCGGGGATGATGATCCGGTGCTGGAATGTACACTGCGGGAGGACCATTACGGCGTTTTGACAGAGGTGCTGGTGATCGATAAAAAGAACGGGATGTCCTACTCGGTAAAGAATCCGGATATGATCGAGCGGGGCGGGCAGTGCCGTCGGGTGGTTTACACACCGGGACAGAGCACCTGGGCTGCCATGCGGTACACGGGGGAGTATCAGATTGCGCAGTCCGGAAAAGAGGAAAAGCGGGTGTATGTGACGCTGTCGGGCAGCTTTCGGGCATTTCCGGGAGATCGAATTGCTTTGAATCTGAGCAGAATGGGACTTTCCGGAATGTTTCGGGTGGAAGAAGCTGAAAACCGCTTTTCGGCCAGACAGGGCGCTGTGGCGGTGCTGACATTGAAGGAGTGTGAATGAGATGTGGCTTTCCAGACAGATGCGATCCGCACCTGCGGGAACGGATGCAGATCTGGGCAGAACTACCATTGCCGGCGGCAGTGTGGGCGTGATGACAAGAGGGGAAGTCCGTTCACTGCCGGTTTACGGACCGGGCGGCTATGTATGGCTGCCGGAAAACGGAGCGGCGGTTTTGGTGATCAAAGGCGGCCCCGGCGGAGAAGAGCATTGCGTCAGCGGCATGCAGCAGCGACAGGCACCGGAGGGGATGCAACCCGGCGAAGTGTATATTTACGGTCCCGGCGGTAATGCCGTGTATTTAAAGAAGAACGGGACTGTGGAGCTGAGGGGAAATGTCGCCATTGAGGGAACGCTGACAGTCAATGGAGAGGCTTATAAGCCCTGCTCCTGCAGTCAGGAGGTGCTTTGATGGAAATGAAACTGCATCGTGGGGACTATGTCTCGGATGGCGCAGGCGGGCTGGAACGTGTCGGCGGACAGGAGGCACTGCTGCAGAGAGTGCTGTTTCGACTGACTGCAAAGCGGGGGACTTTTGCGTTTCAGGAGGAACTGGGCAGCCGACTGTGGACGCTGGGGAGAATTCCCGCGGCGGAGCGGGAGGCGGCAGCGAAGCAGTTCGTCGTAGAGGCGCTGGCGCCGGAACGGGAAGTGCAGGTAAGAACCGTGAGTCTGAAACCGGGTGCGGACGGCGCGACAGATTTGACTGCGGAACTGGACTGGCACGGAGAAAGACTGTCTGTGACTCTGGGAATTCGAGGTTGAAAGGAGAACACAGATGAGAAACATTGAAGAAATTTATCGGGCGCTGATCACGGCTTATTCAGAAAAAAGCGGTTTCGTGCCAGAAGATGGCTGTGATCTGGCAGTGCGCCTGTGGAGTGCCGCGGCACAGCTGCAGGCACTGGAAATGCAGGCGGACTGGGTGCTGGACCAAAGTTTCCCGCAGACAGCGCAGGGTATTTATCTGGACTATCACGGCATGATGCGTGGACTGACACGCATCCCTGCCGCAAAGGCAGAGGGAACTCTGCGTTTTCTGGTGGAAGCTGCGCCTGTATCCGACATGGTAATTCCTGCGGAAACGGTATGTATGACGGCGGATGCGGTGCGCTTCAAAACCAAGGAAGCGGCAGTGCTGGCAGCAGGCAGCTTTTTTGTGGATGTGCCGGCAGAGGCGGTGGAAAGCGGAAAACAAGGCAATGCAGTGCCGGAGAGAATCACGATTTTAGCGGCCTGCCCTGTGGCGATCACAGGATGCACGAATCCGGAGGCCTTTTCCGGCGGCAGCGATGAGGAAACGGATGAGGTATTCCGCAGTCGTATTCTGGAGAGTTATCAACGGCTGCCCAACGGGGCCAACGCGGCATGGTATGAGCAGTCGGCTATGAGCTATCCCGGCGTTGCCGCGGCAAAAGCTGTGGGAAGGGCCAGAGGAATCGGAACGGTGGACGTATATGTGGCCTCTGAGAGCGGAATTCCCGATGCGGAACTGCTGGAAGGACTGCAGGCATTGCTGAGGGAAAAGCGGGAGATCGCTGTGGATGTGGCAGTGAAGGCCCCTGTAGAGCAGGTAGTGGATGTGGCAGTGGCCGTGGTACCGGCGGACGGTGTTGCCTTTGATGATGCGGCGGCGGCTGTGGAGGCAGAGATACGGGCTGTGTTTACCGGACATCTGCTGGGAAAACCGGTGCGCCTTGCGGAACTGGGAAACCGGATTTACAGATTGGATGTGGTGGAGAACTACCACATTTCGGAGCCTGCAGAAGATCTTGCGGCCAATGACACCGTGCTGCCTGTGCTGGGCACACTACAGGTGACAGAGATGGAGGCCTGAGATGTACGAAGAGTATCTGAGGGCGCTTCTGGAACCGCTGGGTGTATATGATCTGAGCGAGGGAACCCTCAACCGGGCGGAACTGTATGCACTGGGGAGCGGACTGGATCATGTGGACCACCGGTTGGAGAATGCGGAACGGGAGGCCTTGGCGGCAACGGCGGAAGGAGAGGGCCTTGCGCGAAGAGAGATTTTGTTTGCGAGACGGCCTGCTGCCGTGACGGCGGAGGATCGGAGAAATGCGGTTGCGGCGCTGCTGCAGATTGCGGGGGACAGTCTGACGCCGGAAGCCATCGACTGTACCATACGCGGCTGCGGTATCCGTGCGAAGGCGACGGAACTGGGCGGGGGAACACTGCAGGTGCGCTTTCCGGAAACAGCAGGCATTCCCGAGGAGTTTGACCAGATCCAAAAAATCATTCTGGATATTCTGCCCTGTCATCTGGCGGTGGAATTCTATTTCCGCTACCTGACTTGGGCGGAATGTCATGCGGCGGGATATACATGGCAGACTGTGGAGGCGGCTGAACATACCTGGGAGAGTTTTCAGATGGCTGTGCCGCCTGAAGAATAA